TCCTTCATGCGCTTGTTCTCTGCCATTAACCTTTCGGCAGCTTTTAAGGCTTCCCTTTGCTCTCGTTCAGCTGCGTCCGCGCGTCTGCGTTCGTCATTCCAAACTTTTTTCATCTTAATTACTTTGTCTTTGGCTTCAGCACTGTATTTATCCAGTTCATCTACCTCGACTTCTAGTTTCTTGACCGCTTCTGGGTCCATAGCAGGTCGGCGATTGCGGTCCTCTGGGGGAGTATCGTCTTCAATCTCGATTTCTAACTCTGGTTCCGCAGGTGCTTCTTCTACGGGTTTACCCTTAGCTTCTATTTCGTCAGGAAACTCAAATTCTACTTTTTCAAATTCAGCCATGTCCAGCCTCCTTAAATAAATTTACGTTTGATTCCACGGGGGTCTTGAACTACAGCCTCCACAGAGTCATCGTTGATGATGCGGAACTCACGGTCATGGATAACCAAGCGTGTGCCTGCATTTGGGCGTACAAGGATAAAATCACCTTTTTTACACCACGGACCGTTGGGGAAACGGCTCTTGTCCGAATAACAATCTGGACCTAAATCCACAACAAACAGCACTGTGGTTAAAAGTTCATCATGCCTACGGGTTTCGTCTGACTTAATAATGCCACTGTCAAACGCTTCTTCAGCTTCAGGAATTGCGCACAAAATACGGTATCCTTGCGGGACTGGAAGTTGTTTTGCTCTTTCTTCTGCTTCTTTGTTTAGTACAGCCGATAGGTCCACCGCCTGACTAAGGTTTAGTTCACTCATTGTCCGAGTTCTCCAGGTTTTGTTTGAGGTCTAATGTATATCCACGCGCAATTAGCAGACCTCGAATCTCGCCACACGTTTTTTGGTACCCTGGATAGTCTTGCGCTTGTCCGCTTGCTATCCATTCTTTTAGTTGTTCAACTTTTTTGTCTAGTTCGTCCACTAGAACATCAGTAACGTCCATTAGTCACCTTTCTTTCTATTTAATGTATGTTTGTGGGCATTGTCTAACCCTTTAGCAAACAATTCTTTTTGTTGTTTCTTTTCTTCATGTTTTCTAGATGTGTAGTTCTTTAGCAAGTCAACCCCAGAGCTAACCAACAATGATTTCTTCTGCGCAGACTGATTCATCAATGCCTTAGCTCCCTCAAGTTTGGCTTGGGTTTGAATGCGTTGTTTCTCCACATCAATTTGGGCCATTTTAAGTTGTGCGTCAACAGCATCTTTTTGAGTTTTGCGTTGTTGCTCTGCCTGTTTGATCTGAAGTTCTTGTTGTTGCATTTGAACAATTGGATCTTGGGCTTGTTGTTGCGCTTGTTGCTGTTGTGCTTGAGATTTGTTCTGCTGTAACAACTGACTAGCAGCTTGTGCCAACATTGGAGCTAAACGTGCTTCTACTTCTGGATCCATATTGATGTCTTCACCAGACTCGTCATACTGTGGTGGCAAAGTCATACCTAGTTGTTGCTCAATCTCAATACGATACTGGAATCCTAAGTGCTCATTAACGTGCGCCATCATAGCTGCTTGAAGTTGCGGAGCCATTGGATTGCCTTGTAGTAACTGAATAATCTTAGGGTCCTGCATAGCAGACATATGTACTGCAATATGCGCTTTGTGGTCTTGATAAGCAAACGCCTTGACCGGTTTCATCATTAAGACGTTTTGATTTTCCGAAACTGGGTCCTGCGGCTTCTGGTCTTCTGCCATCGGGATAAGTTTTGCCGCATTCTTGATCCCCAATACATCGAGCATCTGTCTGTGGAGAAGCGGGAGGTTGTATAGTTGGGGTGCCCCTTGCGCCAGTTGTAGTACTGCTTGGTACTGGACAATCTTTTGGGCCATCGTTGACGCATTGGGATCCGACACCGGAATAACATCAACATTTTCGTAATCGCTCTTCTTAGCGCGGCGCGATCCTTCAGTCGGCTCATAGTCATACTCCTCTGGGGTATACGCAGCAATGATGCCTTTTAATAACTTAAGTTCTTGCTTGAGGCTATAGTGAATACGAGCTTGTACAGCTGACATCACCTTCAATGTGCGTTCTAAAATTGCTAGTGTTGTACCAACTGGTGCTTGACCAGACATATCGCTAATCTGTAAGTCGGCAGTGTTAGCAAAGCGGCGACCTTCTTCTACGATCTGGTTTAACAACGCCATCAATGTTTGGCTTGGCTCCTTGTATGGGAGCGGCATGATGTTGTCTTTCATTGCTCCACTAGGAACATCAACGTCACGGAACTCACCTGGGGCTATCGGGGTGTCGTCTCCCTTGACACGCAGTCCACGGGTTTTAAAGCCACCTGGCAAGTTTGCAAGTGAACCAGCGTCAACAAGCTGCCTAATAAGAGACGTTCCTGATTTGGCGAAAGCGCCAATAAGATGCACGAGGCCAAAGCAATAGAAGCCAAAACCCGGAATATAGCCGTAATGTACGAAGTGCTGCCGTTTAGTATTTTTCTTATCATCTGGTTCCCAATTTCTACGGATAGAAAGAACTTCCTGACTACCCTTTTCAATAGTTATGATGTAAGGCAAAGCAATACCTGTTTGCTCACCGTCTTCGTCAGTGTGCTCAAAACCTTCTAAATCTAAATTGGCATGAATCTCTAATAGTTTGTAGCGATCATCTGAAGTAGCACGGAACCCTAGTTTCTCGGCAATCTTCTTCTCTACTTCATCCAATATGTTAGCTGGCTCTCCAAGATCTATATCTCTATAGAACCCTGCTATTTGTAGTTGCTTTACCTCGTTCTCTGTCTTGCGCATCACATGAGTAATACGATCTGCAGACGCTAGATTACTAGCTCCATACGGGACAATAATGTCTTCCGCTGGTACAAACATTGACACCTGACGGTCCATAGTAGGGTCAAAATAAACTTTCTTAAATGCATTGCCAGATAAACCCAAGCCCCACAACATACGCTCAGTTTCTGGGCGATACTCAGACATTACATCTGTTAGCTGGAAATTCATGTCGTCTTGGACACGTTCAGCAGCTGCTTTTTTCTCTGGTGTTTCTTTACCAATAATTTGTGTCTTAACTGGACCAGCCGCAGGGAAAATAGACATCATAGTCTCAGCTTGGAACTTAACCAACGCTTCGCTCATCAGTGGGTGATACACACCACAAGCACCTTCCCATGGCTCGCTACGCTCTTCAATCTTTAGACCTAATAACTCTAGACCATCAACGTATGTTTGTATCCAATCTTTACGAGCAGCTACGTCACTTTCAACATCGCCTAATAGTTCACTAGCAAGGCTGGCTAATACGCCGTCATCTAATTCTTCAGCAAGGTTGGCATTAAACTCATCGTTTACTTCTTTACCCGGTTCAATTTCAATCTCCATACCGTCTACACCAATACGGACCGATTCTGGATCCTCAATTTCAATCTCAATAGGAATTTCTTTTTCCGCAAGAGCTTCGATCCCTTCGGGGGCTTGGTATAGTGCTTTATCAATTGCCATAATTATTTACCTTAATAGTATCCAGCATGACGCTTGGATTTAAATTCTCTAACTTCATCGGCTAAGTCTGATTGCAAAGGAATAAAGCCCCCTTTACGATATCTCAATAGCGCCTGTGACATTGAGTCTACCATGTCATCGTGTTCTCCAGAAGGGAAACTTGCTACTTCTTCAATCAATTCTTCTGCCCAACTTGTATTGGGCACCCACACCCTACCACTAGCAAAAATATCTGCTACTGCATTTAATCTTGCAATTTTATCATTACCACGACTTGGAGTAAATTCCTGTACGGGTATACCCATGGCCCTAAGTTCAAATATCAACGGAGAACCAGCAGCTTTTGCTTCCACAATCAGTGCATCAGGATCCCACTCTTTATACTCCGCATACGCTCGTTGCTTTAACTCAGGAAACTCCATCCGTTCCTTAAAAGCATTAAGCAGTATGATGTTTGGCTGCTCTAAGCCCGTTGCATCAGGTTGGTAAAACACTCCCCAAGTCGTACAAGCACTGTAATCTGACCGTTCTGTCTTTAAAAACGCCGTATCCCAAC